TTGTATTTTCTTTTATCCAGTTAATTAATTCATAATGATAAAATTTTCTATTTAATAAAATTTCATTATTTATAGTACTAAAAGGAATATTTTTTTTAATTAAATAATTTGTTAATTTTTTCATAATATTGTTTTTTATAGGTTATTTTCAAAATATGTATTATTTTCTAATTTGTTTTTTAAAATGCGTTAATTGTATTAATTTCAGTTTTTAACATAAGATACTTATATTTATTTTTAGCTTTGTAAGAGCCGTATATTTTCGTTAAAATATCGTAAATCCTAACATCTACATTTTTTGTAACTCGTTTAGTACGTTTTTTAGTTTGCATAATTTTAAATATTAAAGTAAATTTTCTAGTTGTGATTTTTAAGAGTTTATAAATTTGCTATATTTCCAGCAATTACAACAAAATAATTGTTTTTTAATAGGTTAAATTCGTTGGCTTTTTGAGTTTTAAAAGTTAATTCATTTTTATAAAAATCACTTTTAACATTGTAAACGCTTAATTTTGATTTTTTGCAAATTGGATATAATTGTAAATCATTATATTGATAGCTTTTGTTTAAATCATTGTAATACGCTTCTTTTTTATCGTATTTTAATTCTATATCTAAAACACTTAATCTATTTTTTAATACATCTAAATTAATGTGATTGCTAATATTACATAATGCAGAATAATATTTTAATGTATTTTTTGCTTTTAATTCAGGCGATAAGTTCATAATAATAAAATTTTAAATTAGTACTTTGCAAAGATCCGATCTTTACACTTCACATTAAGAAGTTAACAAAGTATAAGCAGTTTTAAAACTTGCTTAGGTTGGTTTGTTACTCGTCTTCTTCTTCTTCTTCTTCAAGTTCTGTAAAGAAGTCGTTTATTTCTTCTTCAAGTTCGTAAAAATCATTTCTTACATTTTGACTTTTTAATAATGAAGCTAATAATTCACTGTTTAAATTTTCGGTAGTATATCCGAACTCGTTTGCAATTTCCATTGATTCATTTAAAGAAGGATCATTTTCTCTTAAGTAGTCCATTGCGGATGCGTAATAAATAACATCTATATTAAAAGCTCCGTTATCATCCAATAAATTTTGGAGGTCTTCAAAACTGTTTATTTCTTCGTGATTTGCATAGTAAATTAAATCAATCTCGTTTGAAATTTCTAATCCTGATAAAAAGTTGATAATTTTGTTTTGTCTGTTTGTTACTGTTGTATTTTTCATGATGATTGTATTAAGTGTTAAATTGTTTTTAATTGTTTAAATAAAATTTTATAAGATTATTATTTGCATTCCTGGTTAATTGACAGTAATATAAATTATATTTTCCCATCTCGTTTTGGTAAACAAAAATACAATTATTGATATATTGCATTCTATGTATTTTTTTTATTCCTAATGGTAAACGTTTCAATATCTGTCTTATTGATAAGTTGTTATATATTTTTGTTTGTGTATTCATTTTATTAGTTTTAAAGGTTAAATTTTGCCCAATGATAAAAATTAGTTAGAAAATAAGATTTTAAAATCTATTACATAGAATGCCAAGTAATAAATAAAGATACTAGTGAAAGTAATTAAAACTACATTCGCTAAGATTCCGATTAATTTCTCTTTTAAGTTTTTCATGGTGTTTGTTTTAATGTTTTGAAATTAATTTGATTAGTTCTAGCAATGATAAAAAGATCTTTATTTGCATATGTTTTATTTTGCATAAAATTTGCAAAGGCTTGTTTTCTTGTTGCTCTTAACTCTTTATATGTTTTGTTTGTTGCCATCTTGTTGTTGTTAATGTTATTACTTATACAAATATAGTGTATTATATAATACCATATATAATAAATAACAACTAAAAGTATCTACAAAAGGGATATTTTCAACTAAAAGTATCGGTATAAGTGCTTAATGAATGATATTTTGCCCAATGATAAAAAGAGTTATTAAATACCTATAAAGAAGTAACAACAAAAACAAATTACTATATAATCATAATTTATTAGTATCTTTGTGAGTATCAATATAATCTATAAAGAAAATCTATATAAGATTAACAAGATTCAACCCAATGAAAAAAGAAGTTATATGTATTCACTAATAGAGATAAAAGAAATTAAAAGTAAAGTACTTCAATCAATAAGCGAGGGCAAGAGTTTAAACGAGATACAAAAGACAAATGGAATACCTGATAGTAATATTGTATATACATGGCTAAATAAAGATAAAGAATTTAAAGATAATTACACGCGTGCAAGGCAAGATCAAGCCATGTTCTATGCTGAAAAGATAGAGAATACCATCTCAAACCTTAAGCAGAGTACTGAAAAGAGCAGGGAGTTAACAGATATAGCACGGTTAGAGATTGACAGTTATAAGTGGATCGCGTCCAAGTTATTGCCCAAGGTTTACGGATCTAATCAGAACCAAACCAACATACAAGTTAATGTTTCACCAGTCACAGGAATGCAGATAATAGATGAGGATTAAATTGTAGTTTACCTTCTTTGGTTCGGAATCAATCACCTAATAAGGTGCAAAAAGTTGTATATTTTCGGCAAATGTACCAAAAAGGGGTGAATATGGCTGGATATTGAAAAACAACAACTCAATGGTGGCAAGGGCTGAGTCTACATCATGCACAGGGTGAAGACAAAAATATAAATGCACGTAATTAAGGCTGACTTTGACAAATAAAATACTTTGATCTTATTAATTTGCTGGTTAACCTGGTGATGCTTATTGATAATAAGGTTGAATGTATAAACACCCTTCAAATATAAGACTAAAAAAATATAAGCCCCCCCCACCTATGCGAATGACGAGAGCATTTAACCCCTCACAAGATTTTTCAGGGTTTTTGAAAGGTTTTTGATTACGTGATACTAATAATATAATAAGGCAGAAATGAGAAAAAAATTCGACCACAAGTGGTAATAAATTAGGTTAGGTGTTTAATTTTCATTAACTTAGCATTAGCCTAACTGATTAGTTGCTTTTTCAGGACAGTCGTAAGTTCAGAGCGATTGGCTATTTTCTTCTTTCTGAACTAATTTAATCTGACAGTAATGCAAAAAGAAATTTGGAAAGTAGTTAAAGGGTACGAAGGTATCTACGAGGTAAGCGATTTAGGTCGAGTAAAAAGTATTGGTAGGGAAGTTTTAAGAGGTCATAATTATCTGTACAGAACAAAAACAAGGATATTAAGTTTATCTACAAATGGAAGATACCAGCATATTCGATTGTACAAGGGTGGTTTTTCAGAGAGATTTTCTATACATAATTTAGTTTGTTTTGTATTTCTTAGCTACGAAAGAAAAGACAGCAAAATAGTGGTTGACCATATCAATAACGTTGGTACGGATAATAGGCTTGTAAACTTGCAAGTTATTAGCCAACGAGAAAATCTAAGTAAGGAAAATAGAGGTAACTCAAAATATACAGGTGTTCACTTTTCTAAAAGAGATAGGAATTGGAAGGCTTATATTACCATAAATAATAAAAGAAAACATTTAGGGGTTTTCGATAACGAATACGATGCTCACTTAGCATATCAAAAAGCATTATCTAATTTAAAACAATAATTATGGATTTAGAAAAAGAATTTAAAATAACACCAAAAGAAAAAGCATTAGAATTATGGAGTAAGTATTATAAAGTTCCAAGAGAATTGTATAATGATAGATTTCAAAGAGAGATATGTAAATATTATTGTTTTTTTTGCATAGATGAAATAATAAAAGCTTGTGAGTATAATGATGTTGAGGTTTGGAATACAAATTGGTGGAATGATGTTAGAAAAGAGGTAGAAAAGTTGCCTTAAAAAATAATTTTCAGAGTTTTTCAAACATTTTGCTTCTCTACGGCATTGTATTACGTGATAAGGTTGGTTTCTGATGCTATTTAAGGCTGTTTCTCGGTTAGGAGGGTAAATAGGGTGGATAAAAAAATGCGACGTTGCTTACGCCTTATTTGATGTATCGAGGATTTCTCGGTAGTTGGTAGATTCTCGATTCGCGAATAGGTATATTCCGTATTCCGATATGCGATATGTTACAAAGTAGGGGTTGTTTTGGTTATTATTTGTAATGGAATAAGGGTTGATAAAGCTACTCTGATAGCTATTCTTTATTGATTTGGGTAAATATCGTTACTATGGTATCTACTGGGGTAAATTTAGTTTTGTAGGGGTTAAATTGGTTTATCGGGTAATTAATCGAGTAATTCAATGTTATGTGTTAAACATTTACTATCTTTGGGTTTAAAACAAATAGATATGCTAGTACAGTTTTTGGTTAGTGATTTTGATGATGATGATACAATTATTGAGTGGAGGGATTTATATATTGATGAGAGTAAGATTATTGGGTTTTATTTGCCTGATAGTGATGATGTAATAGAATCTAGTATAAACATTTTACTTGCGGAGAGTACATTTACGTTAAAGCAGGAAAAGCATTTACTAGACTATTTAGATAAAAGATTTGTAAATAAGATTTAGAATTTGTATATTGCTTAATTATTTCGTAATTTTACATAAATTTATAATATAGCAAAGAGAATTAAGATTGTAGGAAACTCATTACAAGTACAAGATACAATTACCTCTAAAATAGAAGTTGATGAAGTATCAGCATATATGTATTTCGATAATAAATTGCTGAATGATGGGGTTATTAAAACCTTCAGAATAATTTATTTTTTTCATGTTTAGTTTTAGGTTTCCTTGCGATTATTAATTTAGTTGCAAGGTTTTTAATTTATAAGTTGTACATTTGGTATATAAATAAGTATTATGGATGAAAAGATATTAGAAATAGTTATAGATAGTGTAGATACTTGTACGGATAATGATGGTAAGGTTATATTTTCAAGTTCATATATTTATATAAATGGTGAGCTAGTTGATTCAGACGGAAACCATATTGAAGCAGTATTAAGACATTTAGGGTATGATGCCAAAGTTTATTACGAATAGTTATGGAAGAAGAATTAGAAGAAAATATTTTAGAGCGATTAGTTTTAGTTCAATCAAATATTAAGAATAATACTTTTAGTTTTGATACTGATGGCAGTTTTAAGCTAAGATTAGAGTTGCTGAATAATGAAATAGAACAATTAAAGTGTAAAATAAAAGACGACTATGAGTAGTTTTAGAACAAGAAAGAGTAGCGATATAAAGGTAAGATTAAGTGCTTTGAAAAATGCTGATGATTTTGCTAAAAAAACATTTATAGCACTTAGGAAAGATGATTCAACTTGGCATAGATTTTTACGTTTCTTTAGAATAATCGCACCGCAAAGTTTATAAATTTGGTATTCTTGCCAAAATATCGTATATTAGTAGTGTGTTTAAGTTTAGCGACTTAATTCAATGAGGTTCTACATTCCTGCACACTATTTCTAATAATGTAGATAAAAAATGTTAAATTATGCAAGAAATATTTAAGGACATTCCAGGTTATGAAGGACTTTACCAAGTTAGTAACTTTGGTAATGTAAAAGGATTAAAACGAAGTGTAAAAAGAGGTAATTTTGATTTAAAGATAAAAGAAACACTACTTAAAAATAGAAATGATAAAGATGGTTATCAGATAGTTAATTTAAGTATTGAAAACTCAAAGAAAACATTTAGAGTGCATAGATTAGTTATGTTTGTGTTTAAAGGATTTAGCTTATCTTATAAATCACAATTAGACACCTCATTAGTAATAGACCACATCGACAATGATAAGAAGAATAATCATTTAGATAATTTGCAAGTTATTAGCCAAAGAGAAAATACTACTAAGGATAAAATTAACGGTACTTCAAAATATGTTGGGGTTACTTGGAATAAGAAAGATAAAAGGTGGAAATCTTGCATAAGAATAAATGGTAAACAAAAATACTTAGGCTATTTTACTGATGAGTTAAAAGCAAGTGAGGCTTACCAAAAAGAATTAAAAAAACTACATTATGGAAGTTAAATTTAACGTCAGAGGTAATAAAAAGCAGTTACAAGCTATAAAGTATTGGATAGATGATGAAACTACGAGTATAGTGTATGGTGGAGCAAAAGGAGGTGGAAAATCGTATCTTTTATGCTCACTTATTTTCGGTGATGCTTTTATGTACCCAAATACTAGATATTTTATCGCACGTAAGACACTTGCTGATTTAGTAAAGCATACTACACCTTCAATTTATGAAGTTTTCGACCATTGGGGTATTACAGACCAAATGTACAGATATGATGGGAAGCATAATACTTGGCACTTGCATAATGGTAGTAAAGTATTATTTTTAGATGCAAAATATTTACCTTCTGATCCTTTATATACAAGATTTGGTTCGATGCAGATGACAAGAGGAGCAATTGAGGAAGCTGGTGAATTTGAGGAAGAATGTAGGAATAATTTATTTATTAGTTTAGGTCGTTGGAAGAATGAAGAATTTGGATTGAAAAAGAAATTATTAGAAGTTTGTAATCCTAGCCATAATTACCTTTATACAAAATATTACAAAAAAGATAAAGACGGAACTTTAGAGCCTTATAAAAAGTTTATTCAAGCGTTGCCGAAAGATAACAAAACAATGTCTGAAGAATACTACCAAGGTTTATTAGATACTTTAGATGAGTCTGGAAAACAGCGACTTATCTTCGGGAATTGGGAATTCGATAATGATCCAACTAGATTATTTGACTACGCTAAAATAACTGATTTATGGATTAACGACCATATTGTTAAAGATGGTACTAAATACTTAACAGCAGATATAGCTTATCAAGGAAGTGATATATTCGCTATTGGGATATGGAACGGATTTGTTTTAGAGAAAATAATTGCCATAGATAAAATTGATGAAACACAAGTAAGTAAAAAGATTAATGATTTAAGGCTGAAATACGGAATACCTATTCGGAATGTGATTTATGATGCTGATGGTATTAGAAAATTCGTAGTACAATCAACTAAGACTGGGTTTTTAAAGGGGGCTAAAGCATTTCGTAATAATGGAAAGGCATTTGGTAATGATAATTATAACAATCTAAAAACTCAATGCTACTTTAAGTTATCAGAAATGGTTAATAAGAATGAAATTATGATTGAGGAAAAATCATATTCTAAACAAATACTTGAAGAATTGGAGCAAATTAAGAAACAACCACTTGAAGATGATGGGAAAATAAGGTTGGAAAAAAAGTCTGTTTTGAAAGAGCGTTTAGGTCGTAGTCCTGATTTTGCAGATATGATGATGATGCGTATGCTCACTGAAGTAAAGACATTCAAAGATTTGGTTGTTAAATGGTGTTAGATTTGGTTATTTGGTTAATTATGTTTAATTTTAACCTATAAATATTTATTATGGATGATTTAGACATTATTATAGAAACTTTTGAGCAAGATGATGACGATGGTAATTGCGTTTGTAGGAATAGCTATTTGATTATCAATGGCGAGAGAGTGGATAGCGATGGCGACCATATTAAGGCTATTTTAAGGCATCTTGGGTATAATGCTAATGTTTACTATAATTAAGTTATGGAACAAGAATTAGAGGATAAAATACTCGAAAGAATGAGGTTAATTCATTCTAATATTAAAAATAATACTTTTGGGCTAGATACTGATGGTAGTTTTAAACTAAAATTAGAATCGCTAGATACTGAAATTGGGCAACTTCAAGATAAGATTTCCGAAGATATATTCTTATAAACTTTCTCTATATAAATTATTTTTTCTATAAATTATTGTTATATCATTATTTATTCTTACCTTTGTGTTTATAAATATATTTTATAGTGCCAAGAAAATTCATTCAAAGCAAACATAATAGCAACGATTTGATGATTGCCTGTAGGCAACAGAAACAACTTTCATACTTTACTGAATCTAAAGTACAAGAGGAAGTTAGTTCTGCGAATATCAAACAATGGGCTGAAAGAAAATATCAAGGAAACGATTATTTCCTAAACTTCGTTAAAAGTGTTTTCAAAACAGAAAATTTCCTTTTAATATATAAGTATTTAAGACACCCTTTACCTTCTGCGAGATTAGTTAATGATAAGATAAAAACACCTTTAGGTCGTGTATTCTTTTCTGAAGATTCATTTTTCAAGTATGAAGTTAATGGTGAATTGGTCAAAAACCCTAAATCTTTAGATGTAAGCGAGTTTGATAATCAAATGTTTAACGCTTTACTATTTAGACATAATGATATTTGCGTTGTAGATTTAAAAGATATTAATTCCCCATACAAATCAATAATTTCTATTGATAATGTTATTTCAATAGATTCTAACAATAGTGTGATTAATCGTATTGCGTATTCAGCACAAATACCACACGAAAACGAATTAAAGAAAGGTGTTTTATATATTGATGATGTTAGTTATCAATTTTATGAATACAACGAACAAGGATTAATAGAAGAAATACCAACAGTAGAAGTTCCACACGATTTAGGTAGATGTCCTGCTGATTATATAAGTTCAGAATCATTTTCTGAAAGCGATGTAATTAGAAAATCAATTTTTTCTTTCACTAGAGAAGAATTAGAAGAATACGTTTTCTTAAAAACAATGCAACGAATGGTAGAGCCTAATGGTGCTATTCCAATCGTAACCCAATTAGATACAGGTGTTGTAAATGAAAACAAAGATGGTGTTGGAGAAGATGGTGAGCCAATGTCTTTACAAACATTAAAGAATCAATCTCCTGAAGTAAAAGGTAATGTTGATTCACAAGATAGTGGTATGCAAACTGGAACAAGAGTAAAAGTTCCTTTAGTTTTAAAAGAAGATGGTAGTGTTGATATGGATGTTGTAACCAACTATCTTAATTTCTTTTATATACCAACAGAAGCTTTGACTTATCTTAATTCACGAATTAAAGAAGTTAGAGCGAGTATTATTTCTAATGTCATTGGCGACTATTCAGAGGGAAGTACTCCTGAAGGATCTAAAAGTGATTCAGAAATAAATAAAGTAACGATTGTATCAAGGCAAGATAAGTTGAGAGATTTATCAATGCAATTAAGTAGATTAAGAACGAGAAGCGATTATAATTTTTTGGCATTACAATTTGGTAAGGATAACATATCAAATGAAGCATTTTATGGTTCAGACTTTTTCTTAGATACGCAGAAGTCTATTTACGATATGATTAAGGTTTCGCCTAATCCTATTGAAACAAGAAGTTTGCTTTTGAAATCTGCTAGAAACAGAAATAGATTTAACAAAGATAATTTTACAAGAGAATACATACTTTTACATTTACTTCCTTATGCTATTAAAGAAGATTTTGATATTGCAGTAACACAGAATCAAGTTGGAGATATTACTTTCCAATACCAAACACGATTTAATTATTGGGTTGGTTTATTTGAATCTTTGTATGGTGATATTTTTAGTTTTTGGAATTTGCTTAGTGGAACAGAAAATGAGAAAGTAGTTTTAATAAATAATTTAATAATAATAATAATTAAGGACAATTATGAAAAAAGTAGTACACCTGAGAGTTTACCGAGGGACGAAGATTCTTAAAGACGAGAATAACAAAGTAGAAAATGAAAACAATAAAGTAGCATTAATTTATGATACTTTAGAATGGCACAATTATTTAAAACGATTAGTTGCCAATGGATTTTGCAAAGTTAGTGTTGAGAAAGTTTTGGAATGGGAAGGGGATAAATATATTAAATCTGATATTCCAAAAAACATAGAAGAAGAAGTTGAATTTGCACATAAAGGCGACCAAACTGTAAGATTGACACCTGAACAACAAAGAATAGCAGACCTAGAAGCGAAAATAGAACTTCTAATGAATAAAGATAAGAAACTTGTAGTAGAGGAAGATGACGATGAGTTAGCTGAATTACAATCTAAATACGAAGCTAAGTTTAACAAAAAGCCACATCACAAGATGGGCGTTAAAAAACTAAAAGAAGAATTAACGAAATAATAAAAGAATATTATGGAATTATCAGCAGAACAAATAACGGAATTAGGATTAACAGAAGAAAACACAACGAAAGTTTCAACTTTTCTTTCTGAACAAATAGCGACTTCAAAACAAGAATTTGAGGGATTAGCTAATAAAAATGCAGAAGCAATTTTAGATGGTGCTTTAAATAAAATAAGCACAGATACTAAAATAGCAAGAACACAAGGAGAAAAA